TTCTCCTTACTCAAACGCGATTTAGCAGTCTTAGCTTTGATAATATTGCCGACCACTTCCGTTCCATCCTTTTCTTTCTTTTTGCTGAGATAAATGATTGTACTTGCTGCGTATTTGAGTCCAGAACCTCCACCCATTTCTTTCGTTGGTACGTAAGCTCCGATGACATCGTATGTATGATTTGTGACAAGGAGTGGAACATTTGCTTGACCTAATTTGAGTGTGAGCATTCGGAATGCACCTTTAACAAGTTGCGATTTAGTCATGTCACGAACCTGCTTATCATTAAGTGCGTCAGTGATTTCTTTCTCGGTGGAAAGCATACCAAGAGAGTCTAGCACAAACATACAAGGTTTGCGTTCTTCTACTGGTTTTTTCATATACAAATCTACTGCTTTTAGTGCCTTTGTACGAAACTCTTCAATAGTAACAACGTTAACAACAACCAGACGAGAAGTATCAATTCCACGGGATTCTACAAGTGATTTAGTAATAGCTGCCTCAGTATCAAAATAGAGACAATAACCATCGGGATTGGAATCAAGAAAATTCTTGACAACGGCGAGGCTGAAGAAAGTTTTTCCAGTACTAGATTCTCCAGCAATAGCAGTAATCTTATTCCCAGATACACCACCAAATATGCTACCTGAAACCAGTGCGTTAAAAATGTATGAACCCGTATCAACATACTTTTCAGTCTCGTCAATATCGGAAGCAAGTTGAGTATACTCACCACCAATTTCCTTTACAATATCTTTTAAGAAGTCCATCAGTTAAAAAATGAATCAAGGTTTACAGTTTTTTCCACACTCCATCCGATAGAATCAAGAATGACTTTCATAGGTTCAAGAAATGCTTTCTCAAATTGTAAATCGTAGTCTATGTATTTGTCAATCCCAAGTTCTCTCGGAAAATCTTGAATATATGAGATTACATTTTCATGAATAGAGTTTGGTTTCTTAAGATAACAGAACTTAATCTTCTCCCCATTTTGAATCAAAGAGTACTTGTTTGTTAGATTTTTCTGCTTGATGTAGTAATTGAACAGAAGTGCTCCACGAACATGAATTGGAGTTCCTTTTTCGTAGATTGAAGAACTGGACTTATACTTATTTACATCAGAAGCAGAACGAGGAAAAGAAACTTGTTCTGGTGGAAGTTTTTTAAACTCACTCCTACTCCTTTCAATAAAATCAATCACATCATCTTCAGTTCCACTCATCATAAGTTTGAGAGCATCCTTAATCATCTTACGACAGGGTGCTGGTGTTGATGATTTAACTGCCTCAATGCCCATGATCTTCAGTTTAGGTTCAGAATACCGAACACCTTCACTATCCCATACGTTTAGAATATACCGTTTCTTAGCAGTCCAGATGCCACGATCAGCAATGTTTTCACGTTTCATGAACATCTTCTGATCATATGCATTCACATAGTCAGCCAGTTCTTGGTAAGAACTTTCAATATACTTTTCAAGTTCCATTTGACAGATCTTATCAAGGAACGAAACAATACTTTCAGTAGTTTTCTCTCTTCCTTGGTATACACGTTCAACCAAAGGACCCATATTAAGATAGATAGAATCAGTATCTGAAGCAATAACATAATCTTCCCCTTGTGTCTTTAAAATCTTATTGAGGTAATTATTCATCTTTTCCTCAATCCACCGAATAGCAACTTGCCCCGAAAGAGTGATTGCTTCTGCGTTTGCTAGTTTAAAGTACCTAAAGTATTGATTTCCAATAGCACCATAAGCAGAGTTCAAAGAGATTTTCTTTGCCATCTGGATGTTGTTGCAACGAGCAATTTCTTTTTCCAATTCTTTGGTTGGAGTTTTTTCATATTCTTTCTTAGCAACAATCATCTTCTTTTTGAAGATAACACGTTCGTTATACATCTTTTCCATCAGTTCTGGAAGCATTCCACGAAAGTCTTTTCGATACATAGCACCATTTGCACATACCGCATAATCTTTATGCAACTCAAAACTGATTTGCTGATTGAGAATTTTGTCCACAGATACAGTGGGATGCCTCTCATCCATTAGAGTTTCTGGAGAGATGTTATACATCATAATCAAGTGAGGGTATAGTGAATTAAGGTCGAAGTTAACAACCCAATCATACACTCCAGGAATAGGCTCTTTTACATAAGCACCAGCATACTTAGCATCTTTTTCTGTTCTTTCTTTAGGTGGAATAACAATATTCCTTTTCTTCAGATAGTTGTAGATAATGTTATCCCACATCCGCACCTGAAAGAATACATCCGCATAATTTACCTTGGCATCATATGCCATAGTAATTGCAAGTTCGATCAGTTTCATCTTGTCTTCTAAACGGTCAACAAGTTCTACGTCAACGATGTTGTACTCTACAAACTTCTGCCAATTTTTAGTATAAAAATCTTTAAAAGTATCAAACTCGGAGTGATCCAGTTTTTTCTGACCGAGTTCCACTTCAGCAATGTAGTCGAGTCGATATGATTCCTGTGCCTTATAAGTAAACTTCTTATAAAGATCAAGATAATCCAACTGAGTAATGCCACCAACATCATAGGAAATTTGTTTTCGACCCATGATAACGACTTCCCGTTCAGTCACAAGACCCCAGGGAGAAAATGTTTTCATCATCTTTTCACCAAGAACTCGGTTAAGACGACGACAAATATAAGGAATATCATAGAACTGAATATTCCATCCAGTAATTACTTCTGGAATGTTTTTTGTCCAGTAGTCAAGAAAATTTTGCAGAAGTTGATACTCAGAACCACATTCGATATACCTAACATTGGATTGAGTATTATTAAATGGTTTAATTCCCCATGTAATAATTTTCTTGGTGGCATAATCCTGAATAGTAATTGTCAGGATTTCTTCGGAAGCAGATTCTGTATCAGGAAATCCATTCTCAGAAGCTACCTCAATATCGAGAGTTGTTAGCTTAATCTTGGTAATATCAAACTTGATTTCATCCTCTGGATATTTTTCTGAAATGTATTGGAAGACATACCTATCATTTCCATAGATCTTGAATCCGTCTACATTTTCATATTTTTTATAAAACTCCCGACAGTCTCGAACAGAACCAGGAACAATAGGTTCTACATTTTCACCATCAAGAGTCTTATATTTTGATTCTTTTTTGCTAGGAACAAAGAGAGTTGGTGAAAACTCTTCTTTGAACATTACATGTTTACCATTATCATAACCACGAACGAGAAACTGATTCCCGATCATTTGCACGTTGGTATAAAATCTCATTTAATCAGGTTCTGGTATTTTTCGAGAAGTGTTGGTTTAGGATCTGCGATTGTTAGAATCTTATCTGAATGAATCATGAAAGTGTTTTGAGAGCAAACTGAAACCAACCACGGAGAAAGAGTTTCATCTTCTACATTCAGGATAAAAGGTTCAATCAGTTTACAGTCTGGTTCTCCAAGTTCCGATGGGACTTCCTCAATCAGTGAGACCAAGATCTGATTGTTCATCAGTAAAATCAATTTCGTCATTTTTTTCTCCAATTTTCAATACATTTTTTTCATACATATCCTTCAGTTTTTCCAAAGGTTCTACCAGTGTAACTACCCAATCAGATGGAACTGGAACTTGTTCATCTTTAGTAAAAGGAATCCAAGGAAAAAGATTGATATCAAAAGAGTGTTTTAGTGTATCCTCATTGTTCTTTGAAACAATTTCAAAATCTTTCAAAAGAACCACTTGTGGTTTGTTGAAAAGATATCCTACAACTCTACTATTATCTCCTTCACCAACCACCATCTCTTGAATATCTGAAATAATGTTTTCTCCAGATTTCAAATGGGCAAGTTTTACAGTCATAATACTCCAATACCTCTAAGTACTATACCAATAAAAATGAGGGGCGTCAAGTGGATTTTGCCACTTGCCCCTCTTGCGCCGACGATATTCAATTCTATTTATTCACCACCGTCACCACCACCTCCATCACCACCATTACCCCCATTACCATTTCCACCAGCACTTGATGATGATCTCTTAGGAACTGCCTTTCCTTTTGGAATTTGTTTTTGTTTTCCTCCAGAATAAACAGTATGAGGAACTGCGTTTTTATATGCTATTGTTTTGAATTCGTCGAATGATTTCATTTTTTATTTTTATTTAGATATAGTCCTTACGAGTATGATGTTCTGGTACAATTTTTTTCAGTTCAATTCTTAGGAGTCCGTCTTCGAATGTGACGTTGGAAACTTCCGTGTCGTCTGATAAAGTCCAGGCTCGTTTAAAATTTCTTTGAGCCAGACCCTTGTGGATAAACGTCCTATCCGATTCGGAATCTGATTTTTGTCCTTCGACAAAAAGTTTTCCATACTCTGTGTACGCATGAACTTCCTCCTTTTTGAATCCAGCAAGAGCAATCTCTAGATGAGATTCTACATTACTTATCTGAATAAGATTGTATGGTGGATAGTTTGATGTAGTTTCATGAACATTAAAAATACGATCAAGGTATTCATCCATCCCAATACTGTTGCGAGTGATCTTATCCAGAAGGCTAGGAAGATCCGCACACGTGTAACGAGTGAGATTAGTCATTGTAGTAGCTCCTTTAAAAGCGAGTTTGTGTTTTGTGGATCCTTACGGCATCCTTTACTAATTATACAAGAAACATAAAAAAAGGGAGTGTTGAACTCCCTACAAAATCATTCGGTTTCCTGACCCTTTCCTTTCTTACCAATATTATACTTCTGTTCCAGAATCCAATCGTTCTTATCCTTATATGCAAGAACCTTGATTTGATTCAGGGGGGCAATATCAGCAATAGAATCTTCTTTAACGACAGTAATCAGTCCCCAATCGGAAAGAAGACGTGTGATGCGATTCCTGCGTTGTACATCATTCGCCGTAAGGTTTGCGTGCTTTCCATCCAGAGCAAACAGTTCCTTAAAGTGAACAACGTAGTATCTACCTTGTTTATGAAGAATGTGACAAGATTGATAGAGTTTTTTCTCCTTTCTAGAAGCAACTCCAATACGAGTCAAAGTTTCACGAACTTTCAGAAAATCATCAGGTTCATTCAAAACGACCTCCACCATCATATCGGGAGACCAGTTTACTTGTGGTTCAATTGTTTGAGTAGTCATTTCGTTCCGCCAGTTTCAAGTCGTTGTTTAATAAAATCTAGTTGTTCTTTATTTAGAATCTTCAAAGCTTGAGATGCTTTCTCATTACTATAACCATAGTATTGTTTAACGCATTCTAAATCTTTGACCTTATCTTTACGGAGCCAGGGAGAAAATCTCTTCCGTTTCCTAAGACTATTTAGATAGAAAGAATATTGCATATCCTTTGGTTTATGTGCATACATATTCATTTCATTGGCATATAAAACACAATCAATATGACCAGATAAACAACGATTGATAATAAAGGGTGGATATGAATTGATATCCTCAGAAAGATCTTCCTTTGTAAAGTTGATAGAATTTAACCAATCCTTAAGTTCAGGCATACAACATACTCTCCAAAGGATTACTTTTTACAATAGGATAATTGGTAACCAACAGTTCTGTTTTCACATTCTCGTCAGTTCCCTTGTCACCTCGATGTGCCATTGAATACCGAAGTTTCCAATAGGTTAGTTCATAGTCCTTATACAATTCCAAAAGTCTATCGTTGACATTATAGGTAATCATGAACTTATGAGGACACTTGTAGACATTCTCGGCAAATACATCATGATCAAATGACTTATGCATTTCACGATCTTTCCCATAAAGAAAATCTTTAATGTCATAAGGAGGATCAAGAAATACAAATACATCATCACCAGAAGCATTCATCACTTCAGAGTAATCAATATTTGTAATCTTCCAGTTCTTCATCAATTTGGAATATTCCTTTAGTTTCTCGATACCGATAAAAGAAAAATTGGAACGAGAAGCAGTTACAGAAAATGTGCTGTTCTCAGTCAATCCAGAGAAACTACACTTATTCAAAACAAAAAAACTTGCTGCTCTTTCCAATCCCTCTTGACCATTAATATCTACACGAGTCTGATTGAATAGTTCTTTATGAGCAGAATCTTTCTCATCTTGAGTTCCAAAATCAGATGCTTTAGTTTTAATCTCTTTCAGTCTTTCGGAAAGTTCTTCCCCATTATCTCGGAGTTGAATCCAGAAATTATAGAGAGGAACATACAGATCATTAATCCAGATAGGAACATCTGAATATGCTTGAGTAGTATAAAAAGCAACAGAACCTCCTCCAATAAAAGGTTCCCGATACTCTTTAAAGTTCTCGGGATACCAAGGAGCAAGAGTCTTGGTTGCTTTGGATTTACCTCCAGGATATCTGAGGCAGGTCTTTAGTGGAAAAGTTCTGACTTTCATTTAAACTCACACTCACACATAATTTCAGTCAACGCTGCCAAAAGATTAATCTCTTGATCGGCAACAAATGCAATCTGGTACTGATACTTAGCAATAATAAGGACAGCAGCAGGAATGCTAGAGTTTTCAAGGGATGCAGTAAGAGCATCGTAAACACGACGGAGAAGTACACTAGAGTCATTATCAATATTATTGACGACCCATTTACGAACTTCTGGGAAGTTTTTTTCTTTGAGACTTTTAATGAGATCATTTACAGAAACGTCAGAGAATGACGCAAGAATACCAGAGTCAATCTTACCACCAGTAGAGTATCGTTGAATTTCATTTAGGACCCTACGGAAGTCTGGGAAGTGTTTTGTAACCAATTCCGCAACGACTTTTTCATCATATTCAATCCTTTCAGTATCCAGGATTGTCTGAAGTCGTTGAAAGAAACTACCCGCAAGTTGAACTCTTTGCTTCCCTTTGATGGTGAAGTCAATGACTGCACATCGGGAGTGAAGAGGTTCAATAATCTTGTTCTTGTAGTTGCAGGTGAAGATAAATCGGCAGTTGTTATAAAATGCCTCAATATTTGCCCGTAGTAGGAGTTGTACGTCGTTCCCTGTGTTATCCGCCTCATCGATGATGATGACCTTGTGTTTAGAAGATCCCGTAAGTGAGACGGTCGAAGCGAAGTTCTTTGCTTGGTT